ACTGACCTGTACCTGGTTCAAATGGTCCTTCCTTGAAACCTTCAACATTGTCACCAATGATAAACTTAGAATAAGGAACCTCAGCATAAATCTTACCATCAGGAGCTTGACGCCCTTCAACAAGAATACACTTTGTTACTTTCTTCGCCTTTTCAGAGCTAAATGCCATTTCAAAGAACGCACCTACAGCATCTGTACCTTCAAAGCTCTTAGAACAACGTTCACCGAACCACTCAGCATACAGAGTCTGTATTCTATCAACTGCTTTCACAGTGATATACATCTTTGCAGAAACTTCACCTTGCTCACCACCAAATTTTATATCCAAATAAGGAGTCTTAGCAGAACCATCTGGCTTTTTACCATCTGGCTTTACAAACTTAGCTTCTTTAATACCTAGTACATACTGACCAGGCTTCAAATAGCCATTATTCTTAATTACTTCAACATCCTTAAAATTAAATACTTCTTTACCCATTTTCTTACTTACTTACTTTTATTGTTAATTACTTTAACCACTTCTTCTTCACAATCATCATTATAAAAGCACTTTATTGCTTTATTAACGATCGACAAGTCATTATCGATATACTGCTCTGTGAACATACCCTTAGGCGTCTTAGCAGTACTATACTTATCTCTTGTCTTGAACTTGTAAAGAATTTCTTCACCATCACCATCCATCTTACATGCAAATAATACAATTTCAAACTGTGCCTCTACAGACCCAAGTTTTTCATTAATCATTTTGCCGCTAGACATTGCTTTAAACGTCTTGTTTTCTAATATACCATCACCTTCAGTTTGTACGTGATGCATAAAGTACACATTAAGATCTTCTCTCAATGTATTCGCTATCTCACTCAAAACCAAAAAGTCATGTGCAATATCATTAAACTTCACAAAGCCAGTCTCATCTCTACGTCTATCTAATTCCTTAGAAGACAGAAACGTATTATCGTCTACTACGACTGTAGTAACGTGCAACATATTCTTGTTAATATGCTGCAACCACTGTGCAATTGCTTTACTTGACGACGTTAATATCAAGTTCCCTGAAGGATTTGTATCTTTATTCCAGACTGTATAATGCTTTCGCGACTTTGCAAAAGGTAAACCTTTGCCTAATGCACTAAACACTGTTGTCTTTGTAGGATCTAAACCTTCAATCGAAGTGGATTTACCTGAGCCACTCTCTCCTAATACTAATACACTTTTACCCATTCTTTCTCTTCACTATTCTACTGCAAAGGTACGAAATAATCAGAACATAACCAAAATTAATTAGTCATTAAATAGTCCTTTTCTTGCGATCATCTCTCTCTTTTCAGTCTCCTCTTTCATTATTCGCGCATACAATTTGTCAAGCGCGTCTTTCTCTGCTAATGTTGGCATTTCTGAAAAATGCTCATGTTTACCATCAAATAGCAACGGCAACCTTGGAGCCATTTCACCCTCGTTATTCTTTAACATTAATAAAGAACGAAATCTGTTCCTTAAGATGCTAGTGTCATAACCGTCCTTGTAAGGATATTTAGGGATCTCATATTTCCAAGGATGGAATAAGCCAAGCAATAAATAGAAATCTCGTACAATTACTTTAATATCACCAATAGATGCGGTATTCGGCTCTAATGTTGATATTGCAGCTTTGTCTGAATTTCTGAACGTATTCTTGTCAGATTCAACGTCTGTTTGCAGAACTGCGATCACTGTCATATTAAGTTTCTTACATAAGTCTAATCTTATGTGATTCCTTGATAATTCTCTTACTGCTTCCCACTCTGTTTTGTGATGCGGATCTTTAGTCACATTACTATAGTTGTCTATAATAACAATGATATGATGGCTATCACCAAATCTTTCATGTTGTCTTTTACAGTAATCAACGATCTCTTGAGGTGTGCTACAAGTATTTACTATTGCAACATCAGTCTCAAATTCTTCAAAAAAACGTTTATCACGTTTCATTATGTCAAGATATCTATCATCAAATCCTACATACTTAGAATCAAGTTGTGTAGGACTTATGTCAAATTGATGTCTCTCCCATAAGTAATGGCATATCATCTTCTTGTATACAGGTACTTTTGCATCTTCTAATGCGAAATATAGTATTTTTATAGGATATTTGTTCTTCTTCGAAAACTCATAGAGATCGTAGACGAACGTTTTCCTAATAAACCTACTCTTACCAACGCCTGAAGGAGCCAGTAATCCTAAATACATACCTTTATCTATAGAGGGAATATAATCCCTCCACTTTGGGTACGGAAATGGTATACCATTGAAGAGTCCCTTCTCTTTCCTTTCCTTTTTTTCTTCGATCTCACGAAGCACATCATCATATAAACTCACTAATACTTCCTCCAATAATTACTTACTCTTTGTCAATTTCATCCAAGAGTACAATTCTAACTAATTGATCTTTTGTTGGCGCTAAAGCCATTAATTGATCAACTGTAAAAATTCCTTCAGCAATTACATAATCACATAATTCCTGATTACTCCAATCTTGTGGGTGAATGTTGTTTTTTACACTTTCCATTAATTGCATCCTCCTATAAGACAACAAGATATATACATCATTACTAATAAGCATATAATGTATTTACTTTTGTCATTACTTTTTGTTGGTTTCACTAATATTCTTTTACATTATGTCCATGAATGAACCATCTAATTTCTCTGACGAGAGATCAAGACCTGCTTCTTCCATGTCTACTACTTTTTGACACCATGTAGCCAAATCAGAAATGTATTTTTCTCCAGCATCTTTTGATATAAAATAATCAGCTCTTCGCGTATATTTATAACCATCAGGACTGGACTCTTGCTCCGCGAGATAGATTCGTGTTGCTTTCAGTATAATTTCTTCTGAATAATTATACTTTTTAACAAACGTTTTCATCTTTGGTATTAAACTAATAGGATGTACTCTTAACATCTTCCCTGCATCTTCACGCGATGGAAATAATGCTGAATATTTATCAATCCATGTACCAACTGCTAGTTCAAGCTTATCTTCCTCATCTTTTATTGTAACTACAGGTTTCAAAACTTCGGCACTCATTACAAGTCCCATTTCACTATATTGATTCTTCAAAAATGTAGTAAAGTCTGTACCGTTCTTAGAAAGCTTGAAAGTAAACTTTCCTTCCTTCTCTTCTTCTAGTAATCCTTTATGACATAAATATCGATACAGTATAGCCATTCTCTTTGCTTTATTAGCATCATCTGCATAATCTAACAAATCCTCTTTACCTTCAAATAATCCAAACAATATAAGCATAACAGAACCCATTAAATCCATTTCTATTTTGGCTTCTTTGAATCTCTGTATTATCGCAATATTGAATTGAATATTTACGTAACTATCCTCTTTTCTCTCTTCACTCATTAATAAAATAATATTATTTATCTTTTGTATCTTTAGTCTCAATAAGCACTAAAATACATCTCTCTTTTCCAGTAAATTTCCATCGGCATCGGCTCAATAGCTTGAATAATCGCTAACGATTTATTCAAACGATGAGTTCTACAACCAAGGAGTAGTAAAGTGTGATATTCTATAGTTAAATCTATAGGTTTCTCAGGTTGACGGTAATGATCAGAAATATAAATGTGCAAACTTCTGCCATTATATTCCTCTTTCACACGTACATACAAAGCTTCAAAACGATCAAGCATCCTGAGTTGAGCATATGTCATCTCATAGATTACTCCTTCACACGTTTCTCCTTCTTCACGATCCACATTTGCATATGAACATACGAAATTACCTGTATCAAAAGTAAGCTTATAGTCTTGTAAGACATATGGGCCTATCAAATTAACACGTCCAACACGTTCTTCCAAACGAGGTTGGTGCATATTACTACCATATGCGAAATACAAAACTTTTTGATCCAATTGCTTTCTTGTAAGCTTCTTTTTTTGAACAGACATTCTTTTTTCTTAAAATAGTTTCGGTTGTCCTTCTATAGCATAAATTGCTGCTCTTGCTGCTGCCATATAAAAGCCATAATTTATCCTTCTCTGAGAGATAGGCTTATCATCAAACTTATTGTATAAGATAACAGGAGATTCCTTAAGAAGGTGCTCCATATTACCCCATTTACCTGTTTCTGCATTACGCGATCTCCTGTACAAATATGCACCAGAAATACAAGCGTAGAAACGATTCGTCTTTTGACCTTTAACTCCACCATGCCAACATTCTGTATCTCTACTTAGCTTCTTATAAGAACAAAAGTCTAAAATGTTTTCTGATGATTTAATTGTCTGTTCAAATGGAACTCCTTTTAGAAAATAATCTTTAATAGACTTAGCAACGATAGGAAACTCCATACCTTTACCAAGTTGTACTTCAGATTGAAACATACCTTTCTCTTTAACTTTGACTACTTCTTTAGCTAGTTTTTTATCCCATGCTTTATAAGTACCAAAATAATCTGCAGTATTTACAAAACACAAACTTTCAAATTTCGTATGCTCCATTTCC